TCTAACATGTAATTGTTATGTACAAAAAATGCGGTAATAGTCAACACCTTATTATTTAATTGTTCATCATCTATTTCTATATCTTTAACAAGTAATAGTAAGTTATTTATTTCTTTTATATCTTCTATTAGAACATTTTTCATATATCTTATATTAACTATTTACTTATTGCTTTTGTCTTGCGATGGACAAAAGGAAGTTCGATAGGGGGAAAGAGGAACTGGCAGGTTGGTACAACCTGTCGGAGGGTTAAGCAGGTTCTGGGGCTTGTCAAAAGCAGAGTCCGAAACGAAGTGTAGGAAAGCTTTTTACAAGACACAGGTCCTGTGACACGATAAGGAAGTCGCAAGGGAAAAGCAATAAGTAAGTTAAAAACTTGCATAATGTATCTCTGACACTGGGCCACACAACCAGTTTGCTACCACAAAAAAAGGCAGTTAGCTTAGCTAACTGCCTTTAATTATTGTATAACGTATGCTACAGCACATATGATGTAGCATACAATTATTAGTATTGGAATTGCTGATATGGAAGCTGTAGGCTTACCATATTCATCAAGTGCATTGTCGCAGTAACGTTTATTGCGTAATGCTTGTTTATTCTTTAAATCTTTATAGGTTTTTTGATACATATTTTTATTTTAAATTAAATTAAATTGGGAGAGTATAACACCCTCCCAATAAACAACAATTATAGAGTATCAAAGAATGATTCTCCGTCTGCTATATTATTTTGTTCACGTTCAATTGCTGTTTCTAATGCTTTTGCAGTTTTAACTGAACAAGCAAATTTGTCAGCTATTGCACTTGTACGTGCTATAGTACCAAACAATGATTTAATATTGTAACGCCAAGCTATATTAGCTTTAATTACAGCTTTCTTGATGTCTACACCGTATGAAGGGTCTGTAATATACATTACATCAGAAGCACCATTGCTTAGTTTACTTTGGGAATAACTCTCACCCGTAATTGGTGAAGTATATTCTGACTTAACGCTTTTTAACTCATTTGTAGAATTTTTCATAAACTTAATGTTAAGGGATGCCAAACCCTGATAAAAGGCAAATCTAATAATACATAACCTAACCGACCATTGAGTTATGTATTATATAAATTTAGAGATTAAGCTGTTAGTTAGCTTAGCTCACCTTAGTGAGCTAACTAACAGCGAGGAAAACCAATAATCTCGGGGGGAAAACAACACCAAAAACTACGTAATTGTCAAGCCAACTAACAAAGGAATATAATATTAATAACTGTACTAATAACTTTCGGGGGAAGGGAAGAACCCTTGAAAAACCTAGTCATAGTAAAGAAAGCAACAGAGAGTAAGACAGTAAACTATTAGTAAGCTATTAGGAAACTATTAGGAAACTATTAGGAAACTATACTGAACTATCAGAGACATCATCCATTTCAGATAAAGGCAAGGCCTTTAGCTGACTCTTTAGCCCATCCAGCAGGCTGACGGAGAGAACATCCAACCTGCCCAAAGGCTAGCTATAGACTCAAACTAACAGCATCTAGCTTAAGGGGTATAGGGGAGCCGTCAGCGCTGAGAGGGGGTTAAGAGAGAGGTAACCCCCACTAAATTTGAGCAGAAAATATACCCCCCCCTATTGTTGACTTTAATTAGAAATGCTTTATAATACTAGATAGGTAGGTGAACCGCAGGAATATTTATGGCTATAAATGCCCAATATGTATACCCTGAAAGAGCCCGTAGGCTAGCGTTTAAGCCATTTTATAGAGTTAGAGTACATATAGTAATGTTGGAGGTAATACCTCGTTAGGAGTCTCACAGAGCCCTAGAATAGTGCTAATATGCCCCAGATTGGGTTTAATTGTATAAACTGAGAAGCTGATCTAAATATAAGCAGGGAAAGCATCGTTATGAGGTAATGGTGATTTCAGTGTTTCTAAGTGTTACTTTTCTTTAATTGTTAAAACTTTATGCCAAATAGTCCAACTAAGAGAAAACATGTTAAGGTTAAGGTTGTTGATCGCGATAGTAAATATGGTGGGGTTAATTATGAATGTGTTCGTTGTAAGAAGGTGTTCAGTGCTAAACGTGCCATGAAGTATTGTAGTGATCGCTGTCGTGTTAAGGGGCCAATATTAAATCCTAATACTGGCGGGAGGAAGAAACATCATGGGCCAAAACAGTTGGCTAATGAAATACAGGAATATTTTAGCATTGAGGATAAGAATCAGATTACTCCTGCTGGGCTACTTATATTTTTAGGTATTGATAGGAAATTGTGGAATGTTTATGAACAGAAACCTCAGTTGAAAAAGATTTGTAATTGGGCGCAGCTTAAGCTGGAGCATTTGGGAACTCAGAGGCTGTATGAGAAAGGTAGGGTTGCTGATATTTTCTTTATGAAGAATATGGGTTGGACTGATAAACAAGAAGTTGCTACTAAAGAGACTATTGTAATTGGTGAAAATATAAATGATGAGCAAGCAGACAAAATACTTGACCGATTCGCGCATAGAAAGCGAATTGGCAAAAACAAAGCAGGAAAGAGCTGAGGAACTAACTTTAATAGCTAAGCAAGCGAGGAATGATTTGATTAGTTATGCAATGTTGATGGACCCTACATATGAACCTAACTGGCATCATGAGATGATTGCGCAGAAACTTATGGATGTTGCCAATGGTTCATGTAAGAGATTAATTATTCAGATGCCACCTAGAGCTGGGAAATCACGTTTGGTTTCCGAGCTTTTTCCTTCTTGGGAGTTAGGTAGGCATCCATACAAGGAAATAATGCTTGCTTCTTATTCAGAGAATCTTTCAAAGGAATTTAGTGGTAGAGCTAGGGATTTAGCTGGTGAAGATATTTATGAAGCAATTTTTGGTAAGAAATTGAGGAGAGACCGTAGAAGCAAAGGTGATTGGCAACTTACTGGAGCAGCACAAGGTAAAGGAGGAATGAGAGCTGTTGGTTTAAATGGTTCTATTACTGGTAAGGGTGCAAATATTTTCATAATTGATGACCCTATTCGTAATAGGCAAGATGCTGATTCTAAAACTATCAGAGATACTATTTGGAATAACTATAGGTCAGCTGTAAATACTAGGTTGAAGCCTGATGACGCTATTGTTATTGTTTTAACCACTTGGCATTTGGATGATATAATTGGGAGGCTTAAAGAAAATTTAAAAGAGCGTGGTAAAAAATTAGAGGATGAATGGGACATTATTAAATTGCCTGCCTTGGCGGAGGAAGATGAGAGTTGGGAAATTGACGGAGAAATATTTGAAAGAAAAATTGGTGATGCTTTGTGGGAAGAACATTTCCCTAAAAAATTTATTGAGGAGAAAAAAAAGGAAATAGGTATTGTTGAATTCTCTTCGTTGTATCAACAGAATCCTATTAGTAGTGAAACTCAGATTTTTACAAAAGAAAAATTTCAACACAGAAGTGAAGAAGATTTGGTAGGTAAAGAATGTCAGAGATATTTGACTGTTGACCCAAGTGTTGGTAGTGGAGATAAAAGTGACTATACTGGTTTTTGTGATAACCGAGTTGATAGAGATAATTTTTGGAATATTATGGGTTGGCACAAACGTGTCGGACCAAAAGAATTGATTGATACTTTATTTGAATTACATTTACAAAATCATTACGATAGGATTGGTATTGAGGAGACAATGTATGAGATGGCAATACGTCCTTTTTTACAACAAGAGATGATACGTAGAAATACTTTTTTACCTCTTATACAGTTGAAGCATTTACAAAGAAGTAAGGTTAGTCGTATTGGAGATTTAGAGAGTAGATATTCTGCTGGAAAAGTTTTTCACCTTGATCACATGTGTGATGATATGGAAGAAGAATTTCTTACCTACCCAAGAGGTGTACATGATGATATAATCGACGCAGTAGCATATCAGGTTCAAATTACTGAGGATTATTATAATGGTGATGATGGTGATTTTCCTGATCAAGAACTTTTTGACAAAGACGGATTTTATTAAGTGTGTTACAATAAAACCAATTTAATGTCAACTTATTAATTAAAAAAAATATATGAGCGAAGAAAACGAAATGGTTTCTCCAATCGAAAATACTGGGCTTGCTACTCAGTATAGTGAAGCGCGCTCAGGGATCGCTAAAATACGTGATGATAATTACTTCTCTTGGGATGAACGAGAGGCATTATTACTTGGTCGGTTAGAAGACCAAGGTAGCGATAATACAAAAAGTAAAGTTAACACCCAAGAGCTTACTAATATTGTTTATGATGGAGCCAGTCGTGTTATGGCGCAATTCCCTACTGGTAAAATTTATCCTACAAGTACAAAAAACACTGGTAGTGCAAAAATGATGGATTTAGTTTTTCATAAATATGTAATTCCAAATGCAAATTCACAATTTAATTTCTTAACTAAGTTACGACTATGGGATGTCTATAGTCGTGTTTATGGTTCTATGCCAGCCTTAGTTGATTATGTTATTACTGATGATTATGTTGGTCCTGATATGTGGCTTTTAAATCCAAGAACTTTTTTCCCACAAGCAGGCGCAATGAATATTAGTGATATGCAATATTGTTTTGTTGATAATGAAGTCACAGTTGAATGGCTTACTAAAAAACTTGATACTGAAACTTGGAATCAAGAAGCTTTGCAATATGTTATTAGTAAAGCTAAAGATGGTGGCACTAGCGAAAAGAAATCTGAAGATAAAACTTTTGCTGAAACAGAATATACTGATGATAAAGATTTTGAGATTGGCAAATATGCAAAAGTAAAAGTTGTAACGAGATATGAATTAAATAAGTGGACATCTTTTTGTCCTGACTATGAAAATAAAATAATTCGTGAAATTGCTAACCCTCATGATAATGGCAAACTCCCAATTGTTATGAAGGAGTGTTATCCATTGTTAGATAGAATTTATGGGCTCGCTGAATTTGAAAGAGGCAAGACACTTCAATATGCTGCTAATAGTTTAGTTAATCTTTATTTGGATGGCGTTAAATTTTCTATATTTCCTCCAACAATTTCTACAAAGAATGGTGTTGTAAAAGATTCTATGGCATTTAAGCCTGGAGCTCATTGGCAAGAAATTGTTCCTAATTCAATTAGACAATTACAAATTTCTCCTCAAGGTATAAACACCTTTACTGAGACTATTTCATATTTGAAGAGTTCAATGTTAAATATGGCTGCTACTACAGATACTTCTGTTAGCAAAGAAACTGATCCTGGATATGGCAAAACTCCTGAAGCTTTAAAACAACAAGCTTCAAGAGAAGGCGCACGAGATAGTTGGGATAGATATATGATGGAGCAAGCAATTAAAGAGGTGTTTGATAGATTTATTGACATGCTTTCTGTTCGTCAAGAACAACCAATCCCTATTATGTTATTTGGAAAAGAACTTCAAGAATTTAAAGAAATGTATCCTGAAGAAGAAATTAAATTATTTGATGGCACTGGAAATGTTGAAGTTCAACCAGAAGATTTATCTGGTGACTTTCAATATATTATGGATGCTGGTACTACTCTTAAAAAAGATGAGAGCGTTGAGAATGAAACTATTAGAGATTTGATAATGCTTGCTGTCCGTGTGCCAGGCGGTCTTGAACAAATTGGTCAGACTGGAAAAATTAATTTTGGTGATAAACAGTTTGACTTTGGTGAAGCAATGAAGAGGTTTGTAATAACAAGCGGTATTTCTGATAGTGATAAAATAATTAGAGATGCAACTGCTGAAGAAAGAATGATTGGTCAAGCTCAACAACAAGCTCAGGCGATGGGTCAAGAACCTATGAGTTCTGGTGTCCCTGGGGATGGGATGGCGCCTCCTAGTATGGGCTCAACTGGTAATCCAAATATGACAAACGAGCAATTACAAAAGCAAGCTAGTCAAATGTTTATTTAATTAATAAAAATATATGGCAAAAGAAACTGCAATAGCTCCTGAATTTAGTATAGGAGAAATTAATGAAGAAGCTTCTGGGGAGGTAAAAGCCCCTAAAGAAGACACAACAGGTCGAGAAATTGCTTCATTAAAAATGAACAAAGGGTGGCAAGAAATTGAAGAATATATAAATGGTAGGTTAAATGAATTGTCTGATTTCGATATTGGACAATTAGGTGTCGAGGAGATTGGTTATCGATATGCTTTAATAAGTGCTCTCCGAAAAGAACTACAAGTTATAATTGATATAGTTGATTCAAATTATGAGTTCGAAAAAGGAAGAAAAAAAGAAGGAACCAAATAAGACAGAACATACTATAAAATTTGATCGTCCAAAGAGTAATGAAATTGGTAGTAATGATGCAAGACTCGATGCTCTTATTGCACAATCTCATTTAAGTGGTATAATAAGGCCAAAGAATTGACATGGTGTCAATAATGTGGTGGCTACCCAGCCATAAGTGGGTATGTAACTATTAAAATATATCAACATGGGAGATATGTTAGACAACCGCGATTTTGATGGCGGTGGTGAGGATGTAGGTAGCGAAGCTACCACCAGTGAAGAAAACACTGAAGTCCAATCGTCCGAGGACACTCAAGAAGAAATTCGTGAGGAAACAAATAACACCGAAGAAACAACTGAAGAATCAGTCGTTGAGGAAAATACTTCAACTGAAGCTGAAAACAACGTGGACGAGACCACGAAAAAAACGCAAGATGTTTCTGAGGCACAAGAGCAAGTTGCAGAAGTTAAACCTACTAGAGCTCAACGGCGAATACAAAAACTTATCGCTGAAAGAAAAGCTCAGGAGGAAAGGATAAGAGAATTATCTGCTTCGCAACAACCTGCTATTCAACCAAATGAAGATGGGGAAATTGAGATGACCCCAGACCAATTAACTGGTTTTATTTCTCAACAAGTTCAAACAACTTTGCAAGCAGAGCGTGAGCAAAGGTTTACTCAAGAAAGAGCTGAAGCGTGGGATGATGATATTAGTGAATTAATGGAATCTACACCTGAGCTTAATCCTGAGTCTAAACAATTTAATAAATCACTCAGTGATT